GGAAGGTGAACATGTCGAACTTTAAGAAAGATGGAAAAGGCGTTCTCTTTGTGAATGAGAAAACCAAAGAGAGCCAGCCTGATTACAAGGGGAATGTAGTTCTTGATCGCGACTACTCAAAAGGCTCTGAAATCAAGATTTCGGGCTGGAGGAAGAAGACCCCGAAAAACCATCTGATCTCGCTTTCCATCGACAACTACAAAGCGCAGGATCAGGACCGCCAGTGGCCGAAGCCGGTCCATGAAGACGAAGATGTGCCTTTTTGATGGAGGAAAAAATGTCTGAGAAATTTCTCAGTACACAAGAAATCGCTGATAATCTAGGCGTAAGCCGTAACACCGTCTCAAAAATTTGCCGCGATAACCCTGGGTTTTCGATCAAGTTTGGACGTAGTTACAAGGTTCCGCTTGTAAATTATGAGCGATTGATACGCGGTGAGTTAATCGAAAAGATCGCTGCTGATATAAGTTCGAAAGAACTAGTAAGATGAGCACTATCGTTTTCGTCATTCCAGGAATTGCACGGGGGAAGCAACGCCCCCGCGCAACACGCGCTGGACGTGTTTACACGCCTAACCAGACGGTCAATCAAGAGGCGTATATCAAGATGTTAGCGGCAACCGCCATGCGCGGACTTGCACCATTGATAGGCCCATTAGAAGCTACTTTTAGCATAAGCGTGGCAATACCTAAAAGTTTTACCCGACAACAACGAAAACAAATCGAAGATGGAACGCTTTTTCCTACTTCGAAGCCCGACATCGACAATGTAGTGAAGTTGTTGTGTGACGCGATGAATGGCGTGGTGTACGGCGATGATATGCAGATTGTCGATCTTTATGTGAGCAAGGCGTATGCGGACGCGGGTTCAACAACGGTGATGGTATCAATGAAGGGGACGAATGATGGACACGATAGACCCAAAGATGGCGAAGCGTTGGACGGCTGATCGCATGGAAATTGAGCCGGGTTCAGAGAAGGATATAGCTAAAAGTTGGGCGCAACATTACGACCAGTTGCATGGCAAGTACGAGAAGCTATGTGATGCGATGTACAAGATCGTTGGGCTTGAAGAACACGAAATAGAAACTTGTGTATGGGTCGCCAAGGAAGCGCTGAAAGACGTTGGGGAGTGGCCGCGATGACTGATGATCTTGTGAAGCGGCTGCGCAAGAGAGGAATTGCCGAGCTAGATGAAGCCGCCGACTGTATCGAGAAGCTAGAGGCGGCGATGCGAGAAATCTTGAAGCCATCTAAAATAAAATGCAGGGGTGGGGAAGAGCTGGAATCATTTCTGCTGATGGTGCAATCGCATCGACAGATTGCCCGCAAAGCATTGGAGGGGAAAGATGGGTGAGTGTGAGGTTGCAGCCTTTTGGGTTGTGATCTTTATATTGGCAATAACTCTAATCTGGGGACTAACAAAATGAACCATACAGAAGTGCTTACCAACGCAATCAACATTCTGCGCGACAGGGACTCTAAATACGGCCCTGTTCAGGAGATGTTTGAGCGCACATCAAAACTGGCGTCAATCATTCTTGATCGGGAAGTGACGCCATATGAAACCACCGTCATCCTGAAGTGCTTGAAGGACGCTCGCAAGAAATACGATCCGATGAACGTCGATCACTACGCCGACAACATAAACTACGAAGCGTTCTCGTATCAGTTTGCCACCGCCGGAGCGGATGAAGCCGCCGAAGACGCTGTAACTGCCGAACTTGCCAAGAAGTTGGCTCCCATTATGCCCAACAACGGAGATTACAATGTCTGAGAGACGCAAGGTATTTGTAGCCACGCCTATGTACGGCGGCATGTGCACAGGTTTTTACACGCAGAGCATTTTACAGATGCAAAACGTGTTTATGAAAAACGGTGTAGAGTCCGCTTTGTCTTTTGTGTTCAACGAGAGCCTGATCCAGCGCGCTCGCAACAGCCTCGCCCATGCGTTTTTGAAGACCGACAGCACCCATCTTCTATTCATAGATGCAGACCTGAGGTTTGACGCCAATGGCGTCTACAGGATGCTGGAGGCCAACAAGGACGTGATCTGCGGCATATACCCTAAGAAAGAAATCAACTGGCCAATGGTAAAGATCGCCATTGATCAGGGCGTACCAGTCGAAGAGCTGAAGTGGCACACATGCTCGTGGGTCATCAATCTGGCGGGTTACGAAGGCTCTGCAACCGTCAATGTGAACGAACCGTTTGAGATATGGGCAGGCGGCACCGGCATGATGCTGATCAAGCGCGAGGTCTTTGAGAAGCTGAAGGAATGGACGCCGATCTACACCAACGACATGACCGATCTTGCGGGCACGATTGGCGAGAAGGACCAGATTTACAACTTCTTCTCCCTCAGCATCGAACCCGGCACCAACCGGCTTCTGTCTGAGGACTACCACTTTTGCCGTGAGTGGAGATTGACTGGCGGGCATATATGGGCAGCACCCTGGCTCACGCCTGGACACGTTGGAACGTATTTGTTTGAAGGACAGTTACCGATAGATCAACCGCAATAACCTGTTCGGCGAGCGTTGTTGATTTTAACGCCAATAATGGTTTGGGTGGTATCTTTCTCCGACCAAGAGATGTCCTTCCAAACCTCACAAGCGGATTTATTAGTCTCGACGGAACCCGTCAGACTTGCGCACCCCATCAGGGGAAGTATCGACAGCATCGCCAGCATTAATCGCATGTTCAACCCTCTTAAGAGCATCCGCTGTGGCCTTAGCTTCGATCTCTGCGATAGCGTCAGACCTGATTTTGAAATATACGCCCGACAAAACGATAGCGGCAACAACAGACATTGCCAGATAGCGTCCTAACGGAGTGAAGAGCAGATTAAACATTATGCTCCTCCATGTGTTTCCTGCGGAGAAACCATATGGCCGCCGCCAGTGCGATGATGGCGGACATGATAAGGAAATTGGTGTTGCTGAGTAGTCCAACAACCTGGTTTGCCGTATCAGACGCGTCTTGAGCTTGCGCAGCGACTTCCTTAGCAGCGCCCAGCCCTCCAAGCCCTGCCGTAAGAAGCGCCGCATTGCCCTGCTTGCTGTCCGCCATTGTTCGTACAGGTACAGGATCGGGATCGGTGCGCTGTTCATGTTCATCAGTCGTCGGCTCTTCTTTTACGGTGGAGGCCTCTACAGCTTCTCCAGAAACCCACCAGGCGCTTTCTGCCTGACGACGACGGACGAGACCGGGAAGCACTTTCCCGCCGCCCTTGGTCCATTTCATCAGCTCTGCGGGCACTTGGTCGAACTGTGCCGCGTTCACCTTCTTGAGGAGCGTGGAAGACTTCAGGTTGCCGATGCCCGCGTTGTAAGAAAAGTCCACGAGAACATCGAACTGGTGCTGGTTCAGCGGTTGATGAACCATATTGTGCACGGCAGTCTCGTACTGAACAAGATCACGCGACAAGATGTCATCAGCTTGCTTCTGGGTGATAGTCATCCCATCACGCGGCGGCGGGGCGCCAGCGGAAGCCGTATGGCCGTAACCAATAGTGCAAATGCCAGCCGGGCAGCGGTAGGCAGTCAGTTTGCAACCTTCAAACTTCTTGAGAAGGGCGTCGATGCCTTCTTGGCTCATTTGCATAATATGGTTCCTAGTGCGTGAGGGCGATGGTTGCGAGCAGTATGCACACGACCAAGACGATAAAAAGAAGGGCGGCAGTTCCCCATACAAGTATGCTTCCCATCATCTTCTCCTGATCCTGTTGAGCCTGAAGCGCAGCGGCGCGCTGTTCTTTTTTGATTTTGGTTGTAGCGGACAAGATTTGATCCCAAGCCGCTATACCAAATTCACCGATAAAATGATTTTTTAGATCAGCCATCATGGCGTCGGCTTCTGCTTTTGCCGCGTAAGCTTCCATCGCCACCTGTTGAGCGGATTTTCCTGCGGCGAAATTTCCTTTGGGCTCTGCGGCAACGCGAGTAAGCGCAGCAACGTTATCGAACAGAGAGCCAAGGTCGCCCGCCATGCCCTGAAGTTCTTTGCCAACGGCAATACCGGCCTTGATGGCCTCGTAGCTACCTTTGGCAAGAGCAAGTATTGTAAGCGGGTCCATTTACCGACATCCCCAACGCCTTCTCGCGGCTTTACCGCGCTCACCCTTCCACTTTTTTGACCGAGCGCAGAAGCTTTTGTGACGCGGGTTCTTTGGGTCTTTGGTAGGGGCTTTCAGCTTGCTGCCGGTAGCCTTGTTGTACTTACGACGGCCCTTTTCCGTGAGGCCGCCTCCAGCCTTCACAGATTGTTTCTCACCGCGCCCAACGCTGAGAGAAGGGCCGGACATTAGACGCCACCCTTCTCCGGCTTGCTGACGGGAGAATTCTTGTAATCGTCAGGACGACCAGAGAAGTTCCAGACAGACTGGAAACCCCCGGCAGGAGCTTTGCCGGGAGTAAAGGTTCCGCCGCCTTGACCTAAAATAT